TGAATGATAGTTGACGTCATGCTGCTGCTCCCTTCGCTTTGTCGATTGCGTTCCATGCGCCATCTAAGGCGGCTCTAAAACTGTTGGTTCGATACTCTGACGGCGTATCTTCGTCAGCCTCACAAGCCAGCCACTTTAACGCTTCCAGCGTATCCTTATAGTCCTGCTCCATCGCCAAGATTGCCGTTAGGTTCTCTACGCTATCAGCGTATAGCTTGCCCTCCGTATCTACGGCATTGCTCATCAAAACTTCGTCGCGGTTCACCAGTAACTCGCGCACTGTTCTAAAGGGTGTTAGGTCGTCTCTCATCTCTCTGCTCCTTAACAACATTCACATTCGGCCATCGCAACGCCGTTGCGACATAATTCTTCGGGATAAGGGCCTTCCAGTTTGTGTTCGTCCCGCACATTGTCAGCCAATTCTGCCCAGTTTACGGAAGCCAAGAAACCCGTCACAACGTCAGCCACAAAGCCCGTTATCTCCGTGTTGTCCTCTAGGTAATTCCATACCCAGTCCCTATAATCGTCGGCTTCCAATTCGCTGCCGCTATGCTTATCGAAACCATCGTTGAACCAAAGGCCAACCATCCATGTGCTATGGTTTGTCCATCCGTGATAAGTGTTATCGGTCATTAGTTTGCTCCCTTTAGTTCTGTATATATTTCGGCTATCTCCCCTTCAGGAAGGGCCTTTAGGTTTGCCGTTACATACTCAATGAAAGCCTCGGCTAAGTCCCGATTTGTTGCGCCTTCGTATGCGTCCTGCGCGATTGCCTCAATCATCTCGTCGATTGTCATTTGCTTGCTCCTTGTTTAAGTGGTTCTGACCGACAAAATTGTTTAAGTGTTTCTGACCGACAAAATTCTAGGTCTAGCTCTTTGCCGAATGCGTCTAAGATTAGGTTGTTGCACCCGCTGCCGTTGCCGCCATGGTCAACCCAGATTTCCAGACTGTCGCGCTTGTCATCATAGAGTAGGCCGTATTCGTTACCGCCCATCGCAAAGATGATTGCTTTCTCGGCTGGCAGATATTGTGCAAGCTTCACTGTCTCGTATGTCATGATTCAGTTTCCTTTTCCTCTGCTAATGCTTCGGCATACATACGATTCATATAACGTGCCTCGCTGTATGCATTTGTTCTGGTGGTAGGGCAGCTAGCTAGCTCACCCGTGTAGGTGTCGATTAAAACCCAATACCCTTTGCGAGCTTCTGCTTTATACCGCATTACGCTGCCTCCTTCGTGACGTAGCGCTTCACAGTTGCCCAAGCGGTTTCAACCTGCTCGGCTTTGAAGTGTTCGGGGAAGCTCACCACTACGCATTGCGCCGCGCAATCCTCCTCGAACCATTGCGATGAACCAGACCAATATTCTGCGTAGTCCTGCATCTCTTTCTGAATGCGGTGCATCAATTCACGCGCTACCCAGATGCCACCATGTGAGGCGGTTGATACATAGATGATGCCGTCTGCAATGACTTCTTCGTCTTGCACTTTTCCCCATGGGGAAGATTTACCAATAAATGTAACCATGTCATTTCTCCAAATGTCGCCATGCTTTCCTGCTTGGCCTAACCCCTCTGAACCCTCGGCTATACATTGTCAACCCCTAATCGAAACTTTTTTTCGCCTCGGTGCATTTTGTCGGGCTTTGTTAGGTTTTTGGGGCGCGGGAATGTAATAATGTAAGCTTTTAAAACCCGTTTTATTACAAAAGATATTACAAAACCAAAACCTCGGATTTCTGCGGGTCTCAATGTTATAAAAATGGCTAATGTAATAATGTAATCTTTTTTTAAGATATATATATAGAAGGGGTTTGGATTTTATTACGGAAGGTTGGAGTCAGCGAGGGGCCTCGCTCGGACTGTCTAGTTTATATATAACCCAAAAAAAAACATTACAATATTACAAAGCGCAGAAAACTGCCAAAAAAAACATTACAAAGCACCTTAAAAACATTACAACGAATATTACAAAGCACCGAAATTATTACGTTGACGCCAAAACCCATAAGTGATAAACACTGCGTGTTTATTAGGCACGGCAAAACGCCCCAAAACGCCAAGCGTCTGAAGCCATAGAGATGATAGTAAGCTTGGGGTGAGCGAGGCCGAAGCCCCGCCCTATTTGGTTAGGCGTCCAAATCGTTTGATTGGAACCTTTCCATATCTAGATAATGGTGAACGTCCCCGCCCTCATCATGAGCGCGTAAAAGGCATCTTGCGGCAATGGCGCGTATCTGGTCGCGCATTTCATCTGTTGCCGCTTCGCGGTAAACTTCAAGGTGGGCTTTGCCGATTTCGGTAAGCATAGGTTCAATCCTTTATAAAGAAGGGGCGGCAATGCCGCCCCTGTTAGGTTAGGCGGCAATCGCCATTTCGTCCGCTTCCTCTTGGGCAGTCAGAAACTCTGCGGCTTTCTTGGCTTGGCTTGAAGCGGTAAAGATTGCCCGCTTGTCGGCCTTCAAAACCTTAAGCCACGATGCGACATAATCGGAATGCTGCAACCCATCCAAGGCAATGCCAGTGGTGGCACAAACAAAGGCGCTGCCAATCTCCGCAACCAATTCTTCGAATGCGTAGGCATCGTCACCAAAGCGCTTGCCAAAGGTGCGAGCAAGGCGCGACTCATGGCCAGTCCAGTGAACCAATTCATGAGCTAGGGTTGAAGCATAGTGAGCAGGGGTTGTGAATGCGTCTGCACTTGGCATTCCGATACTGTCCGACATTGGCGAAAAGAAAGCCTTGTCGCCACCATGATTGAGCCGGACGTTATGTCGTGCCGCAATATCATTAATAGGGCTTTCACCAGCAATGGCAGGGGTGAAAGCTTTAAGCTTGGTAATGTCCAAGCCCTCGCACTGGTCAAGATTGAAAACAGTGTAAGGCTTGGCGAAAGGAACCACCTTCTCTTTGCCAGTCTCTTTGTCTTCCATTTTAGGGAATGACCAGAACACAATGCGCGTTCCTTTCTCACCCTTGCGGACATTGCCGCCAAGGTCTTGGGCTTGCTTATAAGTTAGCCAGCCGGTGCTAGTGTAAGCGGCACAAGCCAGCACCAGCCAATTGATTCCGTTATAGGCGCGACCGGTAACCGCATTGTGCGGCACAAGCGCCGTGCCAACACCGGACTTCCAAGGCCGTAGCCAAGGGGCCGTGCCCGTCTCTAATGCTGTGACAATCTTGTCGGTAACTTCTTGGTAGATGTCTGTTGTATTAGTCATAATCACTACTCCAAATGTAGCAAGGCAATCCCGCCCTGCCCTATTATCAATAGGCTTATCCCTATACAATGTCAACCCCCAAGGGTTTCTGCGGCTTTGCGAGGTATTGCATCGCTAGGACAAGGTGCAAATCAACCCCTATATAGTCATTTAAACTAGGGGTGCAGGGGTGCTTTGTTCGCCTTTTGTTCACCCTACCTACCCCCGACCCCCCTCAGGCCATGTCGGAGTCCCCCTCGCGTGTATACATAATAGTATGCTCAAAACCTCACAACGATACCAAAATTCAAGGGGGTGGGGGGTCATTTTTTGTAGCTACATTAAATCTGGCCCGCACATAGAAACACCCCCCGTCAATGGTACCTTGACATTGTTTAACCCCGTGATACTATTTTGTTCGTGGCTTCACCCCCTCGAAGCCGGGGGCGGTGTTTCCCCTCAGTTTGCGCCGCCCCTTCTTTGCCCTTTACACTTGGCGCACACTGCGCCTATATGGCGGCCTGCTCCCTCAAACCGGACGCTGCGCCACATGCCTGTTGTAAAAATTGAACCTACGGATAAACACCCGGTTCCATTCAGCCTCGACGAAGAGGTACTGCCCACCTACATGGACGAGGTGATGGTCGCTGCGAACACCGCAGAGCTTATCGAGAGCCTTGGCGCACCGCTAGAGATCGACGAGAAAACCATCGACAAGGAGAAGGCGTTGATTAGGTCGGCGCTTAAAGGCAAAAACCGCGAAGCATTAAAGAGTTTACCTGTGGCATTAGCAGCATCATCGTTCGTCCGCGAATATGGACATAATTTAGCACATGACATTACCGAGGTGCGCGCAGCGCTAACCAACAAGCTGCTAGAGATTGCCAACTGTGGCGATACGAAGTTTGAACTCCGCGCTTTGGAGCTACTTGGTAAGCATAGCGACATCTCGCTCTTCACTGAGCGCAGTGAACTCACCATCAATTATAACTCGCCTGATGCTTTGGAGACCGCGATCAAGGAGCGGGTCAAGCGGTTGCTGAATGCCAAGATTATCGACATGCCGACGGTGAGCGAAGACTTGGACGAAGAGCTTGGTCGCTACATCCCGCCCGGTGAATTTGAAGAAGACGAAGCTCTTTCCGAAGACAACGACGCCTAATGGCACGGCGCGGTAGCCCTAACAAAAAGCTCAACAGTGAGATATCGCTCGATGATATCCCGAAAATCTTGCACCTACTGCCTCCGCGTGAGCAAGAGAAGCTACTGGCAGAGTTGGACAAGCTCGACGAGCTTAAGACGACAAAGACTGCCCAAGATAAGTTCCTTGGGTTTGTGCGTGAGGTGTGGCCGACATTTATCGGTGGGAGACACCATACGAAAATGGCGGATGCGTTTGAGCGCGTTGCAAACGGTACCTGCAAGCGGCTCATCATTAACATGCCGCCTCGACACACGAAGTCGGAATTTGCCAGCTACCTGCTCCCTGCATGGTTCCTCGGCAAGTACCCCCATAAAAAGATTATCCAGTGCTCTCACACAGCAGAGCTAGCGGTAGGCTTTGGCCGTAAAGTACGTAACCTTGTAGATACAGAGGTCTACCATCGCATCTTTCCAGAGCTAAGCCTTGCATCGGACAGTAAAGCAGCAGGGCGTTGGAATACGAGCAAAGGCGGGGATTACTTCGCTATTGGTATCGGTGGTGCTGTGACTGGTAAGGGTGCCGACGTGCTCATTATTGACGATCCGCACTCCGAGCAGGAAGCGGCTATCGCAGAAGTTAACCCGGATATCTACGACAAGACCTACGAGTGGTACACCTCAGGGCCGCGTCAGCGTCTCCAGCCGGGTGGGGCCATCGTCGTGGTAATGACACGTTGGTCTAAAAGAGACCTGACAGGGCAGATACTCAAGGACGCGTTAGCCAACGAGAGTCTTGATGAGTGGGAAGTCATTGAATTTCCAGCGATTTTGCCTTCAGCTAAGCCACTGTGGCCTGAGTTCTGGGAGCTTGAAGAGCTTGAGAAAGTTAAGCGCGACGTTCCGAACAGCAAGTGGATGGCGCAGTACCAGCAGAACCCGATCTCGGAAAGCGCCGCTATTGTTAAGAGAGAGTGGTGGATGGAGTGGGAGAGTGACGACCCGCCAAACTGCGACTTTATCTTGCAAAGCTGGGATACGGCCTTCGAGAAGACGCAGCGTGCCGACTATTCGGCATGTACAACATGGGGTGTGTTCTACCACCCTGACGACAGCGGCACCACGCAGGCTAATATTATCCTGCTAAATGCCTTCCGGGACCGCATGGAGTTTCCTGAGCTTAAGCGTGTCGCTATCGAGGAGTATAAAGAGTGGGAGCCAGACGGGGTTATCATAGAAAAGAAGGCGTCAGGTGCGCCGCTCATCTACGAGATGCGAGCCATGGGTATACCGGTCCAAGAGTTCACCCCGACACGTGGTAATGACAAGATCAGCAGGCTCAACGGTATCGCAGATATATTTGCGTCTGGTAGGGTGTGGGCACCACCGACGCGCTGGGCCGAGGAAGTCATTGATGAAGTTGCAGAATTTCCCGCAGGTACCCACGATGACTTTGTCGATACGGTGTCTATGGCCCTGCATAGGTTTAGACGTGGTGGATATATTACAACTAACCTAGACGAACCGGACGAAATCCAGTATTTTAAATCAAACCGTAATCAGGGATACTATTAATGGATATCGACAAGTCGCTCAACCAAGCCCCGCTAGGCATGTCTCCTATGATGTCGGAGATGGACGAAGGTCCTGACATCGAGATTGAGATCGAAGACCCAGAGGAAGTAACAATCCGTGCTGGTGACATGGAGATCGAGATCGACCCTGATGAGGATGAGGGCGACTTTAACGACAACCTAGCCGAAGATATGGACGAGGGCGTGCTTACAGAGCTTGCTGGCGACCTGCTTGGTGAGTTTGACGAAGATATCAGCAGCCGCAAGGACTGGATACAGACTTATGTAGACGGTCTTGAGCTACTGGGTATGAAGGTCGAAGACCGTACGGAACCTTGGCCCGGAGCCTGTGGTGTACATCACCCACTGCTGGCCGAAGCGGTAGTTAAGTTCCAAGCCGAGACTATGAGCGAGACATTCCCAGCCCAAGGGCCGGTGCGTACGCAGATAATCGGTAAGGAGACTACAGAGAAGAAGGACGCCGCTGCACGCGTCCAAGAAGATATGAATTACCAGTTGACCGATGTGATGGTCGAGTATCGCCCTGAGCATGAGCGCATGTTGTGGGGCCTTGGTCTTGCAGGTAATGCGTTCAAGAAGGTGTATTATGACCCGTCGCTTGGTCGTCAGGTCGCAATGTATGTAGCTGCGGAAGACGTAGTTGTACCTTATGGCGCGTCCAGCTTGGAAGTCGCTGAACGCGTCACCCATGTAATGCGGAAGACCCCGAATGAGCTTAAGAAGCTCCAAGCGTCGGGCTTTTACCGTGATGTAGACCTGCCAGAACC